AAGGTGAAATTGAAGAAAAATTTCAAAGCAAATCACAACAAAAATACTTTTTTGCTAAATGTAATGATGAATCATTAAGTAAAAAAGAAAGAAATAAATGGTGTAATATGGCTGACGAATTTGCACAACACACAAATTTCAAAAAACTACCCGAAAAAGTAAAAGAAGATAATCTTAAATCTTTGGAGGAAAGTGTTATGAAAATTGTTAAAAAACATATTCCAGCAAGTATTACCAAGGGTGACTTGGTTAAATTAGTTAATGAAGCTCCTTTAACCAAACCTGCACCTGTAAAGGAACCTGGTATTGCTCCGTCAAGACCTGAAAGAAAAACACCTTTCCAACCAAAACACAAACCAAAACCAAAAGCAGGAAAAGAATTACCTGATTGGATGAGTTATTCTGAAATTTTTGAATCTGAACCATTTACAAAACCAGCACCTGTTAAACCAGATGTTGCACCATCCAAACCTGAAAGAAAAACTCCATTTCAACCCAAACATAAACCAAAACCAAAGGCGGATAAAAAATGAAACAGGATTTAAAAAATAGAGTAAGAAAGGCGTTATTAGAGGCGCCAATAAGATATGATGGACCTGAAAGAATGGATCCTTCTTTGGAAGATCTTTTTAACAGAGGAGAGACACCTTATAGTAAAAATCCTGCTCTTCCCGATAAAAATAACGACGGGGTACCTGATTCTTTTGAACAAATTATCGCAAGTAAAAGATTCAAGGATGTTATTGAAAACTTAACGTCTTACAGGTGTAACAAATTTATCGGGAATGAATGGTATGATGCAGTTACAAACTTTGGTTATGGGAGCATCAAATAGAATTCTACAGATTCAATCTAGTCATAAAGAATACTTGGAAAATTTGGCAATTGATTTGGTGAAGAAGGAAACAGGTATTACAGATCAAGTAAATTTTGAAGCGGACTTAGTTAATCCAGGTGAAATTTCAAAACAAGGTATGAGTTCTAAATCAGAAGAGTATGATGAGGATGAAATTGAAAAACAATTCGGAGGTGAAGAAGAAGACGAAGAAGATTTTCAGGATGACTTCATGTCATTCATGAATTCTATGGAAAATTTCAATAAAGAAACCGCAAAAAGAAGGATTCTAAATGCTTTGATTCAGGGTGGTGCGAAAAAAGGTCACTATATGTACCAACTTGTAGTTCCAGAATTAGATAGATTAAATCCTGATTTGGTAAGATTATATGGTGTTATAATGTCATATGCTGACTATCTATATTGGATTATGCCCAACCAACAAATGTTGAGTATGGCAGGTAGTGGTGAAGGAATGATGGGTAAAGAAGAGGTTGACGAAACTACTGATCCTCCAACCGTGAGAGCACAGGCGACATGGTTTCCACTTTTAATTCATGAACTACTTAAAGGTGTGAACGATTTAGTGATGACTCAGGGTTTACCTGATGATCCAAGATCGGCAGAAATGGTTATGGGTGTTGCAGATACTTTACCACATGAAGTTTGGGATATGAGAGTTGGGCCAATTATTTATGAAAAATTGGTAAATGCATATCCTGATGAACTATTTGAGGAAGACAAGAAAATCATTCAGTTTTATCTCAAATCAAGAATTGCCTCTTTGAGTACAGATGAGTTTTTCAAAACTATGAAAGAAATTCTCGCCGAAACACCAAAAGGTAAACAAATTGTGGACAAAATGGTAAAAGAAATTATTCAAGAATTAAAAAATCAAGAATATGAAGATGCAATGGGTTCAGATGATGACGACGAAGATTTGGATGATTTCCTTTCTAACCTTGGAATTAGTTTAAATTAATGAATGGGATTAACAAGAGAACAGGTATTATTAGAATATGCCAAATGTGTCAAAAGTCCTGAATATGCGTTAAAAACATATTTGAAAACTTATGATCAAACAGTTCAGGGGTTCGTACCCCTGAAGTTGTTTCCTGACCAAGTGAAATTGATTGAGGATTTTGAAAAGTTTGAGGAAAATATTGCATTAAAATACAGACAGGCAGGGGTTTCTACTGTCACTGCCGCTTGGATCTCAAAAAAACTGATCACAGCTCCGAAGGGAAAACCGGAAAAGATATTGATCATCGCCAACAAACTTGATACTGCAGTAGGTATGGCGGATAAAATCAGGTCTTTCCAAGATCAATGGCCCGATTGGTTTGGTGTTAGCTTTTCATCAGATAAAAACTCTCAACGTCACTTTAGATTAACAAACGGTTGTGAAGTAAAAGCGGTTGCAACATCAAAAGACGCATTGAGAGGTTACACTCCTAGCATCCTTGTATTTGACGAGGCGGCATATATTGAAGCGGATGATGATTTTTGGGCGGCTTGTATGGCGTCACTCTCAACGGGTGGTAAAGTTATAGTTATTTCAACTCCCAACGGATTTGATCAAATTTATTATTCAATTTACGATCAGGCCTTACGGGGTATGAATGATTTTAAAATATCCGAAATGTATTGGTATAGAGATCCAAGATATACCAAAGACCTTTATTTAGTAAAAACCAAAGATATAGTTCATTATTTGTTGAACAAAGAAGAATATACTGAAGAAGAACACGTAATTAGATTGGACGCTGCGGGTTGGGATTTGGATCTTGAATTTGTTATTCAAAAAATTAATGAAGGGTACAAACCTTGTTCTTCTTGGTTTGAAACTATGGTTAAGAAGTTGAAATACGATAGGAGAAAAGTGTCCCAGGAATTAGAATGTAATTTTCTTGGGTCGGGTGATAATGTTATTGACTCGGGAACAATGGAAAAAATCAAGAAAAATGACATTTTGGAACCAAAAGATAAGATGATGGGTGGGGCGTTATGGGTTTGGGAGGATCCAATATTGGATCACAAATACATTATGGGTGTAGATGTTTCAAGAGGTGATTCAGAGGATTTTACCACGTTCAATATAGTTGATTTTGATACAAGAGAACAGGTTGTTGAATTCTTGGATAAGGTTCCACCTGATATTGCCGCCGAAATCGCCTTAAAATGGGCTCAAAGATACAACGCATTTGTGGTTATTGATATCACAGGTGGTATGGGTGTATCAACAGCAAGGAAAATGCAAGAGTTGGGGTATAAAAACCTTTATATTGATGGTCAAGTATCAACTGATATATGGAAATATGATCCAAAAGCACAAGAGAAAATACCGGGAATTAATTTTAATAACAAAAGAGTTCAAATTATTGCAACTTTTGAAGAATATATTAGACACGGATTCAAAATCAAATCATCAAGATTATATAATGAATTATTGACGTTTGTTTATATTAACGGAAGGCCCGACCATATCAAAGGACAACATGATGACTTGATTATGTCTGTGGCTATGGCGTTATATGTTGGTGAGAGTAGTTTTTCAAAACTTACAAAAGTGACAGAACAAGCAAAAGTCATGATTGATTCTTGGACTGTAAATGAAAGTGTAAAATACAAAACTGATTTTATGAATCCAAGTGTTCCATCATATTATGGTCAAAGTAATAATGACTCAAAAAAAAGTTATAATCAGAAAGACGTAGAGAAATATTTATGGCTCTTTGGAGGAATGAGAAGATAATAATATTGTATTTATTGAAAAAACTACTATTTTAATTACTATGGCACAAACTAATCAACAATATACAATTTGGCAACGACTTTCAAGGGTCTTTGGACCAGATTCCACATTGGATCAACAAGTTCCTCAATACAGGTTTGATAAGAAAGAAATTTTAAGAACCAAATCCAAAGGGGAATATGAGAAGGAAAAACTTCAAGCTCAACAGAGTTTGTATTTGGCAACCAATGGTCAAAGGTTGAAAACAACCTTTATACACAAGCCGTCTATTATGAACCAACAAGGTTGGCTTCATATTATGATTATGAATCTATGGAGTTTACACCCGAAATATCCGCGGCTTTGGACATTTATGCTGAGGAATCAACAACACCAAACGAAAATGGATTTATCCTTCAAATATATTCTGAATCCAATAGAATCAAAAGTATTTTGGCTGACTTGTTCAATAACAAGTTGGATATTAATACCAACTTACCTATGTGGACTAGAAATACTTGTAAGTATGGTGATAATTTTCTCTATTTAAAAATTGATCCCGAACAAGGTGTTGTCGGAGCACAACAATTACCAAACATTGAAATTGAAAGATTTGAAAGAGGTATGGTTGTGAATACCGTTGCTATGAATACCGGTGTTGAAAATACTCACTTAACTTTTACATGGAAAAATAAAAATATAGAATTCAATACGTGGGAGGTCGCTCACTTTAGACTTTTGGGTGACGACTCTAAATTACCCTATGGAACTTCTATGTTAGAAAAAGCAAGAAGGGTTTGGAAACAACTTCTTTTGTCTGAAGATGCGATGTTGATCTATAGAACTTCAAGAGCACCTGAAAGAAGGGTCTTCAAAGTTTTTGTTGGAAATATGGATGATAAAGATGTGGAAGCGTATGTACAGAGAGTTGCCAACAAATTTAAGAGAGACCAAATTGTGGATCCTAAGAATGGTAATGTGGATATGAGATATAATCAGATGGCGGTAGACCAGGATTATTTTATACCTGTTCGTGATCCAAACGCACCAA